CTTTACAGCCTGCAAAATGAATTTCAAGTCAGATCCAAAGATGTAGTCTGTTATTCCAGGCTCCACGTCCCACTCAAATCTATCTACACACTCTCTCAGAGCCTCCGTGTGCAACTCTGCCACTCCTCGGTGCTTATCATTCACCTGCTCTCTCGATATTGCGTCAGCGTTGACGAAACGAGCAAAAAACAGGTATATCTTACTTAGTTGGTCCATATCAATAAAATTTTGAAACATTCTCAATGCTCATATTCATCTCCCTGGCAATGTCAACCACATTCATCTTCTCTGCCTTGGCGTTGGCAACGCTCTGTTTCAGCATCATCAACTGAGCGTCCAGAAACGAAAACACGTTCATATCCTCTGCATTGGCATATTTAGCCTTGACGGACAACAGCCCTTCATTAGCTCCTATGCTCAGTTTCTCATTATCCACCGCTGCACCATCTCTGCTGAACAGGATGCTGTATTGTGGGTCTTTCGAGAAATAATCAATAATGCCGGAAAGCCACAACATCCACGCGAAACCGTGAATAGGAGTAACCTTTTTGCCGATAGTCTCCCAATCGACACGCTCAAATATCACAGCCGCCAGTCGCTTCGACAGATTGAGCATATCCGAGCCCTCCACCTTCATCAGGCTCAGTATGTCACAAATGGTGACGAATTGCAGTGCTGTCATATTGGTTCTGACGGTGTATTCGCGCTTGTCGAAAAACATACCCTTCACCTTATCGCCAAAAACACTAGGGAAAGGATTATCACCAAAGCAATCCACCTTCGGAGTTACCAGCCATTTCTTATCGTCAACATCAAAGGCAAAATCAATGTGCTTTGCTATCAATGCCAGATTGTATTGTATCTGCTCCTGCACCTCATTTTTGTGTCGTATCAGATTCGGCCTGTAGTCTGTAAATACTCTCAGCATCTCGTTCTGCACCTGAATAGGCCGTATCTCGTTTGGCTTATCCATCATACTCATAAAACTTGCCATCAGCCTGAATCTGTCTCGCTCGCTATATTCGAGCCAATCGGTTGGCAGTTCTACGTTCTGATCCTTATTTATCTCCAATACCTTCATTACATCACAAACTTATCACCTCTCTTTGGCTTCTGAGGCTTGTATGCTGCAGCAGGTGCCACGCTGACGGTCTTGTCAATCACAGCCCACATATCAGCAGCACGATTGAGATAGACAGTACCCATACGTTCCCGGATGTTGTTTTCTGGGCTTTCCTGGTTGCTCTTAGTCTGTTCGTTGTTGATGTCGAGTCGCACACTGTCTGGCAGCATATTGTAAGGCAGTCGCTTTATTGCTTTTCCCATCACCTCATTGCACAATGCCTCCTTAACCTTCTCATTGGTCAGTGCTGCACCTCTCGCCCTCACACTGCCATCATACACCTCTCGGATAATGGATGCTGCAAAATACACAAACACAACCGACGAAACGCCAACATAACGCTCCATATCGAGTGCCGTTATCGGTAGGTCTGCAATGCCGTTCTTCTTGGTTGCTGCCTGCCACGATGCAGGATTATATTCGTTGAGTCGGTCAATCAGTTTGCCCATCCAATACCAACCATCGTTAAGCAGTCTTGCCTTGAGTTCGTCTGTCTGGTATTTATATGCTGTTGTCTGGTCATCGGATTTGAATGTGGTTATACCCTCATTGCCGATATGCACTGCCAGGTAATCAATAGAGTTGTATATGCCGAAATGGAGCAATGCGCGCTTCAATAAATCAGCCAAGACGGCATTTCGGCTGGCATCAGATGTAATGGTTCCTGTCCTGATCGCCTCATATACCGTCTCGGTGATATGGTCTGCAAACATCATTGCTGCCTTTTGCAGGCTGCTCTCCACGTTCTCATACTCCAGGGTGGTGTTTATACCTCCGAGCAGAGGTTTTGCGTCCTGAGCGAAATTATGCTCTGAAAATGGTATGTTCATACGTCTTTATGCGTTTAGGTCTGCACCAACTCTGTCGGCTGGCGTTGTGTCCTGTTGTTTCACTGGTATTCGGATATCGAATCCAACCTTGATTTTCTTGTCTGGGAATCTAAGGGCAATAGCCTCGTTTATTGCCTTGCAGATTATGTTTTCAGGATATTCCAGGGTATTGAGGTATATTACATAGTTGTAATAAACATCACTACCCGATTTGCTTATCACGCCATCATTCTCGACGTTGGATATGCTGCTGCTTATTCCTATACCTGCCAAAACTACTTGGTCAGCTCTCTTATCATAACTGATTACAGCATCAAAAAACTCCTTGAATTTGGTTGGCATTGGCTCGAATTGCCACTCGTTCTGACCGTCTGAGATAGAAGCATAGACCTTTCCTTGGTTCTTTCCCTCTCCGCTCATCATATTGGTGATCTTGCGAATCTCGTTTTGTGTAAGGTCTGTCACCATATCCTCTGAGAAGGCACACGCAACGCCTCTCTCATCAACCAGACGCACTCCCTTATACTCCTCTGTCAGCTGACCGCCTGCCTCAACCATTAGGTTATGCTGGCAGAGGTCTTGCAACCTGTCTCGCTGACTGTTTACCCACGATGCAGGTATCTTAACGTGAATATGTGCATTGAGAGCTGTCTTGAGGTAGTTGTTGAGGTATTTTGGCGTTAGGTTGGATGCTTTTATCCACTCAGTCAGACCGTCAAACCATTCGTTGTAAGCATAAACGGTACGGCCAAACGATTTCTCGGCATAGAATGATATCGCCTTGGCGTTTGCGTATGGGTGTTTAGGGTTAAAACGGTTCTGCATCTCGAAATCCTCACGCACTCCAAACCTCCAGTCGCCAACAATCACGTGCTTGCAATCCTCATCCAACACTCGCTTGCCTTTTGGATTTGTCTGAGTACCGAGCCTTGCCATATCTGCCGGAACGTGTTTCAAGCCAATGATGCAACTGCCATTCTGCCCTTCTTCCAGTTTCCTTGCATTGCTAAATTCCCACTGAGATACACAGGTGTTCACAAAGTAATAGTCGGTGATCAATCGTCTGATATACTCTTTCCAGTTTACGCCAATCGTGCTTTCCCAATTCTCAAGCCAACGCAAAACCTCCTCATCATACACCGTGTTTCTGCTACGTTTGCCATCAACAAACACCTCCTGGTACAATATCGGGCCGTGACCATACAGGAAATCAATCTGCTTTCTCAGTACCGACGGCAACAGTTTGTTGTGTCGCACAAGTTTTGCCACCTCTTCCGGATAATGGTTGTTCACGCCCCAATTAGGCACATAGCAGTTCTTGATCTGCCTGCACGCCAAATCGGTGTTGACAACTGCCTCCTTCTCCTCGCTGTTGAAAAAGTCTGCCCCTTCAACCTCGAAAGTCATTATCTCGTGACCGTTTTTGCTGACATATATGCCGCTGTTCCGGTCAACTCTGATTATATCGTCTGCCTCATTTCTGACGTATGCAGCACCTTGTTTTTTGGATTTCTTGTTGCTCATTTTCTCCAAACTATTTTATACCAGTTTTTCCCTATTCTCATTTTTGTTATCAATCTCCTCCAACATACCCTTGGCTCCATCTTGTCGTTCCAGAATGCGAATTTCAACTCTGCGTCCTTACACTCGGTATCTCTGAGCCTTATATGTGCGTGCTCAACCACTCTCAACTCCTTATGGCTCTTTGACACAAACTCAAAGCCAAAGTCCTCGCCACACTCTATTGCACGCCTTTTCGCCTCACGAATGGCATCCCAGCCTTCCATTTCGCCAACTGTATCAATCATACTGCAAAGATAATCATTATTATTTATATAGAAAAGGACACTTACAAAATGGCCATCGAGGATGATGTTACGAGATACTTGCTATACTTGCCCCATAGCAGGTACATAAATGCTGTTGCAATCTGTGTGGAGTTCATAATCTGCTCCTCGTAGGTCAGTCGTTCAGAACTCTTGTCAAGTTGCACCTCGCCCTCATATCGCTTCAATGGTGAGTGTTTGATTGAACTTATCAACTCCTGGCACTCATTGCCATCAATGCGTATTTTCAGTTTCTTCTCATTCTCTTTGCCGAACAAAACATTGAGTAACTTGAAGTGCTGAGAATGATAAATCACTCCTTGCTGCTCGCTCATCAGCCTCACACTCCACCCCATTGCCTGCAATGCTCGTTTAAGCAACTGGGCATCTGTCTCTATCTTCGAGCCTTCAACGTCCGTTCTGCCACGTTTCCACTGTGGGTTGTGTTGGTTTGCTGCTCGATCATAATAAAGCAGGATCATCTTATTTCGGTGATTATGGAAGAACTTGTCGAAACGCTTTGCCAATGCTGTCTGCTGTTCAGGTGATATCGCCCAGAAATTCTTTAGACACCACATTGTCTGCTCGTATTCGTTCTCCTGAGCAACCACCAATGATGAAAATGGCCCTGGGTCATAACCCAGCAGCAGAGGTTTCATTGGGTCGCAATGTTTCATATCGTCACTGCCAACATTTATCTCATCACCAAAACTGAGACTGTCGATACGCTTGTACTGGTACGAATCCATATTGATATGCCGTTTCTCGAATTTGGCAAAGAATCTATCCTTGACCTCATCTTGAGTTATGGCAAATATGGCAGTATTCACAGTGGTTCTATCCTTGATGTTCTCCAACTGGTTTTTCACGTAATCTATGCCCAGAATCTTTATGTTGCTCAGTGATGAAGCGTGTAGGTAACACGTTGTGCCGTTTCTCAGGGCATTCAACAATGGCTGGTTGCGTTCTATCCATCTCCGGTGATATTCTGCCTTCTTGAAGTCAAAACGTGTCTCACAGTCTTTCATTGCGGCAAAATGACGGTCAATCTTCATTGCCAGGTTCATAATTACCAACTCTCGGGCTTCGTGCTTTTTCTTATCCTCCTTAATCTCCTTCATCTTCTGCCACCAGTTTTCTTCAAACTCGATATTAGGCGTTGAACTGGTTGCAGTGATGCCCATAAAGTAATGCGAGTTGCCAAACAGGCTCCTGTCGGATCTGAGGGCTGGCATAATGTTGTGATAAAAGAAATCTTCTGGTATTCTCACCAACTCATCTGCAAACAGGTGAGCAGCATTCTTACCCAGTACTGACTCAGGACGGTCACACGAAACAAACTGCACCACCGAACCACTCACGAATGATATTGTATGTTTCCAATCCTCTATGAATGTCTTGCACTCGGCAAAGTGTACCGGAGGTTTCTTGCCTACCTCAAAGTAATATCCTTTCTTGTAGTTAGCGTTGAAATACTCCATCAAGCCTGGCAGTATGTTGTCGAGAATGGATTTGTAGGTTGCAGCCGCTAATATTATCACACAACCGGGCATTGCATTCTGCACCCTGTCGAGTCGAGGCCCCATTATATGAGTGGTCTTACCGGAACCACGCCCCAACTCGCACCATAGAAATGTGGTGTCGAGCAGTTTTGCCTTGGTCTGGATAACCGAGTAATAATTCTCTCGGAATATCGTATTAGCCTTGATTGTTCTTATCGGTGTTTCCTTTGCCATTGCTATCCAAGTATAGTCGTTCGTATATTAATTTTATCAACCTGCGCTGTTCTTGTTCTGTGAGTTCAATTTGTTTTTGGAAAGACGCAATAATACCTTCAATTACAAATTCTTGGTCACATACAAATTCTATCTCCGATACAACAATATTCTCCAAAGGCGTTTGTAGTACTTTTGATTGAGTTGCTTCATAAAGATCCGACCAATTTTCTTGGTCTGCGTTTATGCTATAATATCCTTCATCCCATATTATATCGTGATTTGTGCGTGTATTAGTGATTTTTATCACGCCATATTTCCGCATTTCGCAAATCTCTGATATTTTTTGTGAATATCTAAGTTTTTTTTCTGATAGACTATCCAAGTCTCTGAATAAGGAACCGATTGAAGGTATCACTACAAAACTTGGTACAT